ACCAAACAGCCTGATGGATCTGTGGTCGCAGATTTATCTACTAGACCAAGGCGAACGACTAGGCAAAAACATCACGGCTTATCGGAATCGATACTTCGAGCCAGACAAAAGGAGTCGAACAGTGATCTTCAGTTATAGGCCAAGGCCAGGAGCCGAAAGAGAAATCTACAATCAAATAGGCGACGTAGCAGTAAGCCTTAAGGCGGAGGATCACATCAAGATGCCAGAGCGAGTCGACAACTTCATCAAACTGAAGATGCCAAAGAGCACCTACGGCATCTACAAGGAAATGGAGAACAACTACCTGGTGTCGATCGATGAAGAGATGATCACAGCAACATCAGCAGGAGTAGTCGCAAACAAGCTACTGCAGATGGCGAATGGGGCAGTTTATGATGAGGACAGAAAAGTGGTACACATCCACGATCTAAAACTAGAAGCCCTAGAAGAAATCATCGAGGACAACGCGGGCAAGCCCATCATGGTGCTGTACAACTACCAACACGACTACGCAAGACTAGCAAAGCGGTTCGAGAAGTTAAAACCGAGAGAACTAGAAACCAAAAAAGACCTGGACGACTGGAACAGCGGAAAAATCCCACTGCTACTGGCACATCCAGCGTCGATGGGACACGGGCTAAACCTACAAGCAGGGGGAAACATCATCGTGTGGTTCGGGCTAACATACAGCCTAGAGAACTACCTGCAAGCCAATGCTAGACTCTACAGGCAAGGGCAAAAGGAAACCGTCATCATCAACCACCTAATCACAGAAGACACCGAAGATGAGAATGCCATCTTGCGGTTAACTCAAAAGCGGATGAATCAAGATGAACTAGTAAGAGCAATAAAAGCAAAAATAAGAAAAGCCAAGGAGGGCAAGTAAAAATGATTGGAACTGACAACAAAGGCGAATTCATTTTATACAAGTTTGATATAAACACAAAAGCAGGCATACTGCGAAAGCATAATGCTGAAGCTTCGACGATCACTCCTTACGATGAAAGAGATATCCAAGAATGGGAAGTCTACTATAACCCCATTGATGAAGAATGGCATTTCATAGATGATTTAGAATATGATGAAGACTTGACACTAGATCAAGTTAAAGAAAGCATAACAAAAGTATATGCATTAAAACTTTAAAAGCAAAGGAACAAACAACATGATCAAGAAACTAGAAAAAGAACTACAAATCCAAATTGCGACAAGGGACAAAGTGCTAGAGCCCTTCAATAAGCGAATCAAAAATCTTAAAATAGCAATCAACAACCTAAAGCAATTCAATCAAACTGCAGATGAGATGAATGAAAAAGCACCACTAGAAGCAGGAAAGATTGAAGAAATCGTATAAAAAGACAACGAAAAAGCACTGCCTGAGTAAGCATTCGACAAAAGGTAGTGTAGAATAAAAACGATGAGTGGGGACTAACTCACAGCGAAACACAGAAAAACAAAACCCTGTAGACTAGTTAGCGTCTCCACTCATCACCCTAGAACGAAAGGGGTGACAGCCAATGCCAACACCACTAGAGCTGATAAAGTTCTACCAGTCAAAGAAGTGGAAGACAACACGACGCTACATCAAGCAACGCGACCTTGGCATCTGCCAAAAGTGTGGAGGGGTAGGACAAGAGGTTCACCACAAAATAGAACTGAGCCTACGGAACTACCAGACAGAACTAGCCATTGACCCTGACAACCTCGTGCTACTGTGCAAGGAATGTCACAACGCTGAACGAGGCAACGGCACAGTCCGAGAGGACGTCACCTTCGACGATCAAGGTAGGATGAAACCAAGATAAAAAGCCGTGAAACATCCGTGAAACATATAACCGTGGAACATCCGTGGAACACCCCCCACCCAAAAGTGTGATTATATGCGAACAAAAACAACGGGAGCCAACCCCCGTAAAATATAAAACCGATTTTTAAGAAACAAAGAGGTAGGTAAACCAACTAACCAGGACTAAACAAGAGGAGGAAAAAGTTAGTGCAAATTGAAATGATAAAGGTGGAGGAACTCACGCCCTACGCGGGAAACCCCAGGAAGAACGATAAAGCGGTCAAAGCCGTAGCCGAATCAATTAAAAACTTCGGATTTAAAGTTCCAATCACCATCGACAAGAACGGAGTGATCGTCACCGGGCACACCAGACTACGCGCCGCAATCAAGCTCAAGATGAAAGAGGTTCCCGTAATAAGACTAGACGATCTAAACGACGACCAAGTAAAAGCCTTCCGCCTCGTAGACAACAAAGTCGCAGAGATAGCCGAGTGGGACATCGAAGCCCTAATCAAAGAACTCAACGAGATAGAGATGGACTTAACCAGCTTCGGATTTGAAAATCAAAAGGGCATCAACGACATCACAGAAGATGAGTTCGAAATTGAAATACCAAAAACACCTAAAGCCAAGTATGGGGAAATCTACCGACTAGGCGAGCACAGGCTCATATGCGGTGACTCCACCGATCAAGCAACGCTCGAGAAGCTCCTAGACATGGACATGGTGGACTGCTTAATAACCGACCCACCGTATAACATCGACTACGAGAGTGGTGCTGGAAAGATTATGAACGATCACATGGGTGACAGCGAGTTCGGAGAGTTCCTCAAGAAGGCATTCACCGCAGCCGCCTATGTAATGAAACCCGGTGCGGCATTCTACATCTGGTATTCCGACAAGGAAGCAGTCAACTTCAGGGCGGCATGTGAATATGCAAATCTAGAAGCCAAGCAGACACTGATATGGAACAAAAATGCATTCACACTCGGACGTCAAGATTATCAATGGAAACACGAGCCATGCATCTACGGGTGGAAAAGAGGCGCAAGCCACTACTTCATCGACGATCGCACATGGCAAACCGTGATCGATGAGCCCCTGGACATCGACAAGATGAAGGGACAGCAAGCCAAAGACCTGCTAAAACTGATACTAGAAGAAACACAAACAAGTGTCATCAACGTCGATAAGCCACTAAGAAGCGACGAACACCCAACAATGAAGCCCTTAAAGCTCATCGGCAGGCACATGCTGAACAGCACGAGAAGCAAAGATGCCGTGCTTGACCCCTTCGGAGGGTCAGGAACGACGCTAATCGTAGCCGAGCAACTAGGTCGAAGGTGCTATATGTGCGAATTAGACCCAAAATTTATAGACGTAATCATCAAACGCTGGGAGGACTACACAGGTCTAACAGCAGAAAAGGTAAACTAAAGGAACAAAATCATGAAATTATTCTCAACTGAACAAATAAGCAAATATCACCCAGACAAGGCATGTGATCAAATCAGCGATGCCATCCTCGATGCAGTACTACAAGAAGACCCAAACGCAAGGGTCGCAGTCGAAACCATGTGGAAAGGCACGACCGTAATCGTAGCCGGGGAAATCACAGCCGCGATAAATCCCGGACGCCTCAAAGCCATGACTGACAGTGCAGTCGATAGAGTCGCGGATAAACTCAAGTATAGAGTCGAAAGAATCATCGATCTAATTGAGCCACAATCCCCGGAAATCGCCAAAGCAGTCAACCAAGAAGATGGAGCAGCCGCGGGCGACCAAGGGATGATGTTCGGCTATGCAACAAACGAATCCGACTCGCTACTACCATGGGGCTTCGATTATGCCAATCAAATCATCAGCCTAATCGAGGACGACGTGGACTACAATCCCCACACAATTCTAAAAGGCGATGCCAAAGTGCAAGTGACCGTCGACCTAGACGCACCACTGCCAGAAGTATCACTACACACGCTACTAATCAGCGTATGCCACAAAGAGGGCTACTCGCTAACAGAAGTGCAAGACTACATCAAGCTCTTGCTCAGAAATAACGGTATCGAACTCGATGCGAAAGTCCGACTGCTCATCAACCCAGCGGGAACATGGACAATCGGCGGCCCAGCAGCCGACTGCGGACTAACAGGGCGCAAAATTGTATGTGATCAGTACGGAGGCTACATCTCAGTGGGTGGTGGCGCGTTCAGCGGTAAAGACCCATCCAAGGTTGATCGCAGTGCGGCCTACATGGCAAGACACCTAGCGGTTAGAGCCATCTACGAGTTCGCTGAAGAAGGACTAAACTGGATCGAAATACAACTAGCCTATGCCATCGGCGTCAAAGAGCCAGTATCGGTCACCTTCAGAAGCAACCTAAAGGATGCAGACAAAATTAACGAAATCAAAACATTTCTAGACAGGTTCGACCTCACACCAGGGGGAATCATCAATCACCTAGGGCTAACAGAGAATCCAAACTACGAAAAAAGAGCCGAAGGGTGCCACTACTTCCTACATTCTCGCAAACAAGAGGACTAGGCAGAAATGTCAAAGGGCAGAAAGCCCGCACCACCAGCACTTGTAGATAAAGGCACCTTTAAGAAAAACAACCAGGACATCCAGTCAAGGCAAGAGTCGTGGGACAAGTTAAAAACATCAAAAGTCTTAAAAGTGCCAAAGCACTTGACCGATGAGGCTAAAAAGGAATGGCGACGCGTTATGAGGCTTTACAACCAAATGGACGTCGACATCCTATCCGATCTCGACCGACAAGCGCTCATCATGTACTGCGAGGCAACGGCGATCTACAAGAAGGCACAAGAGCAGTGGGCTAAACTAAACCAGGTGGCAACACCAAACCCCGATGGACAAAAACTCATCGATAAAATCTTCACTACCATGGACAGGCAGAGCAAAACGATAGCCTCACTATCAGAGCAACTGTGCCTGACGCCAGTAGGAAGGGCAAGAATGGGGATGAACCCAACTAAATCCGAAGAGGAGGATCCACTAGCCAAACTACTACAGAAGAAAAGGGAGGCCGAGTAGGATGAACTACGTCAAAGAATACATCGATAAAATCAAATCGGGCGAGATACTAGTAAGCAAAAAAGTTAAAAAATTATACTTAAAAATCATCGAGCCAATCATAGAAGACCAAGACTCTAAGTATAAGTTCAACGAAGAACTAGGCGAAGTATTCATCGACTTCGCCGAAACTCTTTGCAAACAATCTAAAGGGGAGTGGGCAGGCAAAACGATCAAGCTGATGCTGTTCCAAAAAGCCAAGTATCAAGCGATATTCGGCATCGTCGAAAGAGAAACAGGGAAGCGAAGATTTAAGCAGATATTCGACGTGCGCGGTCGGAAGAATGGAAAGTCCTCCGAGAACTCGGTGTTGGGACTCTACCTAACACTCATCGAGGCAGGGGCGGAGGTTTATGCAGCAGCAACAACCAGTTACCAAGCAAGACGCGTGTGGGAAGAATCACAATCGATGATCCAACAATCGAGGTCACTCTCAAAACACTTCGGCTTTAAAGTGTTCCCCAGCCCCACGATTTACACAAGAAAAGGGAAAGCCTACTACAAGGTACTGTCGAAAAACGTCTCGACCTTCGACGGTCTCAACGTCTCAGCGGCAATCATCGATGAGGTGCACGAACTGCCGAGATCGATCTACGACATTTTAATCCAAGCGACGTCCGCTCGGGATGACTGGATGATCTCAATGATCAGTACGGCAGGGTTCGTAAGAAAAGCCCTGTTCGACGACATGTACGACTACGCTGAAAAGGTACTCGACGGAATCATCGAGGCTCCGGGCTTCTTCCCACTCATCTACGAACTAGACAACACAGATGAGATGTTCGACGAAGAAGCATGGATAAAAGCCAACCCAGGAATAGGAATCATCAAG